AGAACCGTGATAAGACGGGTGTCTTATCTTTACTATACTCAACCGATCCTATCGGTCGATTATAGAGGATTTATACGATTGTATAAAACCTTCCCCGCTTACGCGGATCTGTAAAAAATCCTTTTTATAGATAACTTACTTAAGGTGTAGCATATGATCTATTATAGCAACAGCCTTACCGAAACTGTTCTTCCTGGGTTCTCACAAGATCCCACGGTTGATAATGTTGTAGTAAGGCGTGTATCTAAGTACAAGGAAGGGGAAAGAACCCCTGACTATGGTACTTATCGTCCAGGTGATTCGTTACCTGTACATGCTTATGAGATCCGGGATTTTCGTCTCGATGCTACTGCTGTACCAGTTAATGATCCGGTCTATCCTCATCGCCAAGCTTCGCTTGGTATGTGGGGTAAACCTGTTGAATTTTCTGGAATCGACGTGCAAGTAGACGAGCGAGCTATTAAATCCTTTAATAGCAATCTCGACTACTATGATTCAAGCATTGGCGTTACGATAGCGGAATTACCTAAGACTATAAGTCATATAGGTCAAACTGCTACTCGTATTGCAACTATAATCAAAGATCTTAAGAGAGGTAATCTTACCGGAGCTTTTCAAGCTCTCGGAATTGACACCTATCAAGGGATTGTGCCTGCTCACAAGCGGGCGTTGATTAAGTCGCACAGGCTCTCAAAAAAGAACCCTCGGGGAGTAAAAGACTTCGCATCTAATGCGTGGCTTGAACTCACCTACGGTTGGACCCCATTATTGATGGAAATCGATAATGCGGCTCGAGACCTTGCTAAAGCTTGGGACGGAACCGCTCACGACATCGTAGTCAGAGGCACTGCGGCTGATAAGTCTGTAAATCGACTGGGAACTCAATCCTGGTCCGAAATACTTTCTCAATCGGTCGTGCATGCTAATGAATACACTTATCGTGTTGGTTATACTGCTAGGATCAGAGTCATAGACCCTGAGCTTAGAAAGTACTCCGCCCTTGGGATTACAAATCCATTAGAAATTGCTTGGGAGTTAATGCCCTACAGTTTCGTTGCTGATTGGTTTATTCCAATAGGCAGCTGGATAGATAATCTCGATGCATACCTTGGACTCGAACTCTTAGCCCTGACGAAGTCAGAAAAGAGAACGAAAATCCTTAGTATGACGCTCCCTGCTGGCTCTACAGTCAGTGGGGAGGAATGGTTAGGTGTCGCACAATTAAATACGAAAGAACGCAAGTTCCAACGTAGTGTGCTAACTAACTTTCCGTCGATACCTTTTAGAATCAAAGGCCTCTCCGAGGCTTTAGGTACTAAAAGAACCTTAAGTGCTTTGGCTCTCTTTAACAACGCTATGCGTTAATAAGTTTGAGCCTTTATACTCTTGGAGATATAAAATGTCTATATTGACAACTATCAGCCTCCTGGACGGAGCCGCGGTTTCCCGTGACTTTGTTCCAGTAAAAGTTGAGCCATCACTAGTTACTTTTCGCGAGAAAAGCAATCTAGGTAACGGTTCCCCCCAATTTGGTGGAGAACCTGTGATGACTTTAGGGCACCGTTTGCCTACAACAGCTAACGGCAACTTTAAAGCTACACTGAAGATCCGTATCCCTATACTCGACGACTCCTTTTCGGGGCCTGGAGTACAGGAAAAGTACGCACTTTCAGCAAACTGCGATGTTGTAATTCCAAGTACAGCACTTCAGAGTGAACGTAATCACCTTATGGCATTATTAACTGATGCCGTGAGTGATGCAGTTATCTCTGGTCTGTTCAAGGATATGGATATACCGGTGTAAACTGGTGTTTCCAAATATCGTAGTAGCTGCGCTTAGGCTATGTAGGATCCTGTGTGCAATATGCAGGATTTTACGTAAACCTTTGCGCTCTTTTAATTCTAAGAATAAAAGAGGAAGTAACAATGAAGAACCATCTCAAAAATGAAATGGAGCGACTCTTTCGAGAAGCAAAACCAGTCGTCGATTTTGATCGATTACTGCTTGCGTGCCAACCGTTTTTTGAGGACGTTAATACACCTGTTAGTTTAGCTCTTTGGCTGATGTTGAAATATGGTGAGTACGAACAGTACTTGGCATATGACATCGTCGCTGAAAACTATTTAGAACCGGAAACATTCCGATTCGACTACCAATGTGTAAAGATGTTCTCTAAAGCGGAATTCTTTCCACGTATCTTTGATACAAAGAAAGAAGCGGAACGCAAGTTCATTGCGTGCGAGACTCAATGTAGGTCTGTTAATAGCAGAGTTTTTGATAAAGGCTTCTCTTCCCTTTTCGGAAGAGACGATGAAAGAAGTGTAATTCATGCTTCTATTCGTAAAATAGCCTCTATCTTGGGTTCTGCACCCATATTAACCGATCTTGATTGTGATTTCGGACCGGGTCTTAATGTAGGTTTATCTAACAACAAAAGTTCTATTGTGGATAAACTAAAAGAAAGGCCAACTATTACAAGTGAGTTAAACGATGCACTCAAAGTATTTGAAGTGCGGTACCCGGCGTGGGATGGTATTAATTTAGAAATAATACCATCTGGCGATGTATGCTTATTAAATAAGTATGACATAGTCCCGGGAAGTAGACTCTCATTTGTACCCAAGACGGCAAAGACTGACCGCCCAATATGTGTAGAGCCATTAATGAATAGCTTTATACAGAAGGGTATAGGTAACGTAATCCGACAACGTTTGCGTAAGAGCCGGTGCAACCTTAACGATCAAACCTTTAACCAGAAATTAGCCGGGATTGGATCCCGCGATAATTCTCTGGCTACGGTAGATCTGTCAAGCGCATCGGACACTATAGCATATAGCGTTGTTATGAACATGTTACCTTATAGTTGGTTTTTGTTGCTCGATGTAGCCCGCAGCCCTATGTTCACTTATGAACGTAAGGTGTACCCGTTAGAAAAGTTTTCTTCTATGGGTAATGCATATACTTTTGAGCTTGAAACACTAATCTTTATTAGTGTAGCTCGGTCTGTTTGTAATTATTTAAAATTACCGACAAACCAAGTAAATGCATATGGTGATGATATTATCATTCCAGCAGCTGGTTACGATCTTCTATCTCGAACTCTCACGAGTTTGGGTTTCGAAGTAAATCGAGCGAAGTCTTTTTCACAAGGTCCCTTCCGGGAGTCTTGTGGAGCTGACTTTTTTCTTGGCAGTCAAGTCAGACCTTTGTTCCTTAAAGGTCTCCCTTCAGCATCAACACTTATGTATTGGTGCAACCATCTTAGACGTATAGCCGGTAAAACATACGGCCATATTGTTTATCATAGATGGTGGGCTTCTCTAAAATCATTAGTTCCCAAGCTTTTACATCGCTTAAAGGGACCTGATGGTCAAGGAGATGGACATTTCGTAGTTCCGTTAGATGAATACCGTGGAAATCGGTATCATTCAAATCGCAGAAAAGGTTGGGAAGGGTATGGGTTTTATACCATACGTACTTCTCCTACTGTATTCCGCGATGACGGTTCCGCCAACTGGGCATTTGCTTTATATAAAGCCCAATGGCTGAGATCTTATGGTGAAACCTGGCCTCGTGCCTGGTTTTTTCTATTGTCCCATCATTACAAATCATATGATATTGTAGTTTCTGGAACAAAAGACCCTTACTATCCTTCTGGATGGCTGGGTTATAAGACTCAACGAGATCGTACGCGAGTACGTTTGACTAAAGCCTTCTCTTTATGGGAAGACACTTGCACTTGGTAAAACTTTAGTGCACCGGGTTTAAACCCGGGGAAGAAACTGCTTTTTGCTGTTTCGCGGGACAATGCTGC